AGGGATGGGGGTTCTAGCGTACTCGCTAAAAGCTACACAGATAAAACAGTCTTTGGTTGGTACGACATGAAAGAATACGGACGTAACAATTCTGACAACAGCTTTGAAGTTATCTTATGGACTAACGATACATTTGAATTTAGGTACGGTGCATTAGATATTACTAAGCACGATGTATCTATAGGAGAAGTGGGTAGTGGGGCAACTGAAATCTACCAGTACCTTTTTCATGACCAGTGTAGCACAGGTACAACTAATGTTTCAGGTACATGTACCAGTTCAACTTGGAATGATTCTAGTTCTAATACATTACTAGAGAGTGGTGGTTCTTTGTTTGGCGTGGGTTCAGGTAACGCCTTAGACTGTAGCAGTGCCCTTAACAATGTAAATTGTACAGGCTACGCTGCTGCTTATTTAACACAACAGTGTGATTTGGATTCGTTATACAGTGATGCATGTACAGGCTACGCTGCTGCTTATCTTACACAGCAATGTGATATAACGCAGTTGTATGATACGACCTGTCCTAATTATTGGGATGCCTATGATAGTCAACAATGCGAAGAAGACTCGCAATATTCACCCTCCTGTCCTAGTTACCTACAAGAAGAGTCAGTAGCTTACTATGTAGAAGAAACTGATTATGGGTATACTGAAGAAGACCTCTGGTATGACGAAGAATATGACGAGTACCTTGACCCAAGCGACCCCTGTTACCAGAATGCTTGTGAGAATATGACTGATGCAGACTGGTACGAATTAGATATAGAACAGTTTGGGCAAGAGCAAGTAGATGAATGGTACGGAGAAGAGGTAGCGTTTACTGAAGAAGGCAACATTGAATATGGTGCTGTAAGTGAGGAAGAATATTGGACAGCCATTGATGATGGCATGGATGTGTACGATACAGAGCAAGAAGAAATCCAAGTAGCAGAAGACTTAGCGTGGGAAGAAGAACACCAAAGGTACGAAGAAGAAATGTTACAGGAAGAACTTTTCTTACTTGAAGAAGAAACATATGCTGTAGAATTACACACTATAGAAGAAGAACAACTAGAATATCTTGAAGAGTTTGTAGTCGTAGATGAATATGTACTAGAACATACAGACGTAATAGATGTTTTAGATGCGGAAGAACTTATAGAACTATATGAGTTCGATACAATAATAAGAGAGGAATTAGATTATGAAGAAGAAATATTTGCAATTCGTGAAGAAATGGAAGATGAGCACGAAGAAGAAATGGAAGAGCTTCAAGAAGAAGATGAAGAGTTCATTGAACTTGAAGAAGAAATTGAAGAGCGTCTTGCCGAAGTCGAAGAAGAAGAAGAAGAAGGTAAGCAAAAAAACAAAAGAAGTTCAGTAAGGGTAAGTGCTCTTTCGGTTGTAGCAAGTACACTGCGAACTGCTGAAGCAAGCGTAGTTGAATCAGAGGTAAGCACTTCAGAAAGTGTTGCAGTCTCTGTAGCTAATTACATAAGCGAAGAATTGTTTAGTGAAAACTTTAATACAGAAAGTACAAGCTCTAGTGCAGTAATTAATTTTAACAACCCTACTAGCACCAGTGCTGTTGTATTGTTTGGTGGAGCTAACTATGGCTCAACAACCTCTGCATCTACAACTAGTGTGAGTAGCTCTAGTGTTGTGTCTTCATCCGCATCAAGTGGAGGAGGTATAAGTACTAGTAGTTCTCCTAGCAGGTCGGACCAATTTGCGTCCTCCTCTGCACAGACTCAACAGGTTTTGTCAATGAGTTCCGTTGCTGTTACAGAAACTGCAGGAGGTTCTGATAATAGCAGTATTGGTGGAAGCTCTGGTTCTTCTGTATCCATTAGCATTACGCCTATGCAAACATTTGATAGCTCACCACAAGTTGTTATGGCAGAAGTTCAAGTAACTAATATGGATAATCAAATTGACACAGCAGTATCAGGAGTTATGACAGCTAGTGAAGCCGACCAAGTGGCTGACCGAATTGTAGCTAACAATATTAAAGAGCAACAACAAGAAGCTCAACAAGAACAAGAAGAGACAGGAGAGTACGCTGATAGTACAACGCTTGTCGCTTATTTAGGATACGTACAAGGCTTTGATAACTACAGAGATGCACAGATTCCTAAACAAAATACTTGGTATGAACCTCGTGCTATCTATGCAGGTGCACGTATCAATGATAACACAAGAGCTTTCAATGGTCTAGCAAATACAAGTTTAAATACTTTAGGAACGATGATTGGGATGCAACCTAATTTATAAGATGGAATATTTACGATACTTAATGGAATTTTGTCAAGCTGAACCATATTGGGCAGCAGCATTTTTCCTATGTGGGTATGTGGTAGGTGTGGTCTATTTTTAACATTAACGGGAGAAAAATATGGAATGGTTTGAAAACAAAACAACACAGGTAATAGCTTTGGTAAGTATTATAGGTACTCTTGCAGGCTTTGGGTACACAGGAGCTACGTATATTAATAGGTTAGAAAACCTTGAAGCTCAGATTGAAAAGACACAAGACACAGATGATGGTCTTGGAGAAATTGAAAAGAGGTTTGAAACTTTAGAGACTTCAGTAACTTACTTAGAAAAAAATATAGATAGTATTGTTATCCCTGATAATAGTGTTGATATTGTTTCTCTCAAGACAGACGTAGCTACTCTTAAAGCTGATGTAGCCACGCTTAAAGACACGAACAAGAACCCTTTAGCAAATTAAAAGACTGCGTTTAATTGAGCCTCTATCTTTTTATGTAAAGGTTCTAACGCTATCTTAGCTTCTTTGATTGCATTAAGTATAACAAGTCTATCATCTTTTTGAAATCTATGTATTTCTTTTTCAGGAAAACTAGACATCTCAGTTACTAACTTATTATTAGAATCAATAACCAATTTCCAACTGATAAGATTAGCTTCCTTGGCTTTCATTATTTATCTCCGTAAAATTAATTGTCTCTTGTTTACCACGAAGTCCTGCTTTCATGTATGAGGTTGCTCTACCTTCAAAGAAGTTCTGGTGTTCAACACCCATCACTTCATCAATCCAACCTAAAGGATTCTCTCGTTGGTCATAATTCGTTTTAAGCCCTAGCTGTAGTAAGCGTCTATCGGCAATGTATCTATTGTAAGCATACATGTCTTTCTTTGTAAGCCCTTGTATGTCTCCCATGTCAAACACTAAGTCTAAGAACTTGTCTTCATGTTCTACCATCTCTCTGCATATCTGATATATCTCCGCTTTAAAATCGTCTGTCCAGATTTCTATGTTCTCTTGTATAAATTCTCTAAAGAGTTTAGTCATCGCTTCAACATGCATTGATTCATCACGAATACTATAAGTTACTATCTGTCCCATGCCTTTCATCTTACCAAATCTAGGAAAGTTTAGCAAGATAGCAAAGCTACTAAACAACTGCAAGCCTTCTGTAAAAGCTGAATAGACTGCTAAAGTTTTAGCAATACTTCTTTTATCTTTTATAGTAGGTTTAAAATCTGTAACGTATTTATGTTTGTTAGCCATCTCTTCGTACTCTGCAAAAGCTTTGTACTCTACATCAGGCAAGCCAACTGTATCAAGTAGTAAGCTGTAGGCATGTTGATGTATTGATTCCATGTTGGCAAACGAACCCATCATCATACGTGCTTCTGGTTTCTTAAAGATACGCATGTACTTGTCAATGTACCCTGCACCTACATCAACATCAGACTGTGTAAACAATCTAAATATCTGTGTAAGTAAATTCTTTTCTACGGGTGATAACTCCTGCCAATCTTTAACGTCTGTGTGTAGGGGTATAGACTCTGGCATCCAATGCATTTGATTCTGTAATACGTAGTAATCAAACATCCAAGGATGGTCAAAGGGTTTGTAATAGTTTCTGGTACTTAATAGGCTCATGTTGTTCTCCTTAACCTTCACAGGCTATGCAATCCACTTCATCTAATTTGATTCGTGGTATTTTAATGTTTACGTTCTCGGCATCCCTTGCAGACTCAGACCTAAAGTAATATAAAGACTTTAGCTTATGCATAGCATACCAATGAACATCGTTTAGGTACTGTAAATAATCATCGTGAACTTCCTGTGGCTCTGTGGCTTTAGGAGAAACAAAGAATAGATTAACACTTTGACTTTGACAAACGTATTGCTGTCTCATGTGAGCGTGTTCAACAATCCATATTTGATTTAACTCATCTGCTGTTTTAAATATTTCTTTTTCTTTATCCGTAAAGATATCCATGTCTTGTATAGAACCTTTCTTAGCAGTAATCTCTTTCCAAATATTTGTTTTGTTTCCTTTCTTTTTATTTATAATTTTATCTAAGTATTTATTTTTAACTTGGTACGAACCTGATAAAGTTTTGTGTGTGAATACGTTCGCACGATATGGCTCAATGCTAGGGGAAGTACCACCACATATAATACTAGAACTGGCGTTAGGAGCAACAGCCAAAAGATGAGCGTTACGCATACCTGCACCAGTAATATCAGGAGCTTCACCACGTAACTCAGCAAGAGCTTGGCTTGCACTAACAGCTTTTGTTTTGATATAGTTGAAAGCTTTGTTGTTAAAGCCTGTGGCAAAGATTCCTTCAAACGGAAAGTTATTTTTTTGTAGGTAGGCGTGGAAACCCATTGCTCCCAAGCCAAGTGACCTCTCTCTATAAGCAGAGAAGCTAGACTTTGTAAAGCCTTCTTTGCCTTCTCGTATGTGATTTTTAAACCTTTTAAAGTTTGCATTGTAATCTCCTAATTCTGTTGTGTCTATTGCGTTATCTATAAAGTGTTGTACAACATTGTCTAACATAGTAATTAAATCTGATATGAACTTATCATTCTTCGACCAAGTATCGTAGTGCTCTAAGTTAACACTTGACAAACAACATACTGCTGTCCGTTCTTCGTTGGTAGGTAAAGTTATTTCAGAACAAAGGTTGCTTTGTTTAATGCTTAAGCCTAATGCCTTTTGTTCTTTAGGTAAAGCTTCATTGCAGGTGTCTATATTAATCATGTAAGGCTCGCCTGTCTCTGCTCTTGTGTTTATAATCTGCCACCACAAATCTCTAGCGTTAATAGTTTTAACTGCCTCCCCCGTCTTGGGGTCTATGAGTCTCCAGTCTGCATCTTCTTGCACGGCTTGTAAAAATTCATTAGTTAAATTAACTCCGTTGTGAATGTTAAGACACTTTCTATTTATATCTCCGCCTGATTCTTTTCGTATGTTTATAAACTCTTCTATCTCAGGATGATTAATATCCATGTAAGAAGCATAGCTTCCTCGCCTTGTGACTCCCTGATTAAATGCTAACATTTGGGAGTCAACTACTTTCATGAATGGTATTGAACCAGTAGAACGACTATTGTTAGCAGTAGCGATGCCATTACTTCTAATATCTCCCCAATATCCACCAATACCTCCACCTGAACTTGCGAGCCATATGTTCTCATCATAGTGAGAAGATAACCCATCACGACTATCAGGTACGTAATTGAGAAAACAGCTAATAGGTAGACCCCTGTTTGTTCCCCCATTGCTAAGAATAGGAGTGCTAAACATGAACCATAACGAGGAACTGTAGTTGTAAAGTCTCTGAGCCAACTCAAAATCTGTGACCCCTTTGAAGGTTGCTCCAAAAACTGAGGCTCTTGCGAATGCTTCTTGGGCATGTGTTTCTCCTGCTGCTTCGTAAAGATACCTATCTTTTAAAGTATCTATACTAAATTTATTTAATTTATTTTCTTTATCGTAATCTATTTTAATACCTAAGTATTCTTTTGTTCCAACTTTGTCTTCAATCATTTCCTTTCCTTGATGTAATCATTCTTACTGTTTAGTAACTCTTCTAGTTTTGTTTCATACCACTTAGCTTTTTCTAAATCTTGTAGTCCATTCTTATAACGAAACCTCCATCGGTACTTTAAAGAGTTACCACGTAAGTAACCGATGAATTCTTCTATTGATAACATAGACTCTATTGCTTCTATACACTCTACACCACCTTGATTGTAGTGAGGAGGACTGTTTACTAAATCTTCTTTCATAATTAATTTATCCATTCTTTAGGTAAGGTTACTTCAGAGTACCACCTAAAATTATTTTTTTCTGACCATTCTGCATGGCTTCTTTTAGTTCCATCTTTTCTTTTCTTAGCTTGGGGCATAGGAGAATGAGGACTAGCAAATAAAAATACTAATTCTTGATTAGGTTTTAAACATTTTCTAATCCAAATATATTTATTGTATTCATTGTAGTCCCAGAATCTTCCTTTTGCTTCTAACAAATACTCTACTCCATCTATAATTTTTGTAAAGTCAGGTTCATACTTGTGCTCTACAATGTAAGAAACTTTATCAGAGT